CAGAGGCATTACTGAACGGATTTAAACCACGAACTGCGCCACGGATAAACGATGAATACGGATGTGAATCCGATTCACGAAGAGCGTTACGCGCAGCTGCGTGTATGGATTGTACAGCCTGATGGTTACCGTACGTGTGTTGGTGTGACATAACTTTTTGAGTTGGGATATTTCTGTTCTGAATTTGAGATTGAAGTGATCGTGCGAATTTATACTCTGGGGCGCCCTCCGTCGATGCCAGGACGGCACATACATCAGAATACTTCAAACCTGTATACAAAGACCAAAGATCGGCATCGGTCATGTAAGATTTCCAGGCAGTAACGACTTCAGGATCAACAGAATCACCATACTCATACCGCAAAGCAGTAATCAAATCACCAAACCACTCACGACAGTGAGAACAAGGGAATGTCTCAGTGCGCAAACCACAAGCACGAAGAATTGTCTCGGATATCTTGCCAGACACATTAAACTTCAACATGCTCGTTCGCATCCTTTTGCAACTTATAATGGGTAGAAATTTGCCCAGGATATTCACAAAACCATGACTAAGAAATTCACACTCATAATTGTGACGAAATTTCATAGATGGGGTGGTATAGTTCATGTCTATCTTTGACATATGTTCAAATATCTTCTCCATATTGAACAGGTGTTGAATATCAGGATGCACTGAAATATTGATATCATCACCAACTATACACATGATAAGGTACCGTTTAAAGTCCTTATAATTGTGGTAACTAGGCGGCATTATAAGATGCCACAGAACAACTACATCCATAAAATTCTTGAATATATTGTCTGGTGTAGTACACGCCTGCCCACTCGGGTTCCCAACATCACGTGAGAAAACATGTCCATCAACATCAACCAAAGGTGCATTTGACAATTCCTTATACAGGTTGTGCATGCGCATCTTATTGGCTGGTGTTTTAAACTCTTCTGCAAGGTTAAAATACCTAAAATCGCGTATCTTATCAAAACAGAGTTTCCTGAAACGTGAATCAAAATCCTTTGCATCCAACTCACCAGTACTTGGTAATGGACCGAAGGCTGACATACGAGTGTTCAGCTCATCC